CGCGCATAAGTCGAGAGCAGCATCTGCACACTATGGCCGAGCTGCTGGGAAATGAAGGCGGGGTTCATGCCAGACATAATGCATATTGTCGCATAGGTGTGACGACAGTTGTATGGCGGCCGACGACGGATATTCAGAGCTTTCAGCGTCGGAACCCATTGCTTATGCAGGTCCGACGTCTGCTTCACGTACTCCGAGTTCTTTGATGGCGGGAAAATGAAGGGCGTTTCCAGCACTTTCCCTTTGCCATTTTTCCGACGCTGCGCGTACTCCCTGGCAAATTTCAGGGCATGCAGGGCGCGGTCATTCAACAAAACGAAGCGGTCACTGCCCGTTTTCGTGCGCTCAACCACTTCCCCCAAGGCGATCCCGCGACATACGTGGGCCGTCCTCTTCTCTTCGTCTACCGCATCCCAGCGCATCGCCAGGGCTTCAGATAGACGCATCCCTGTAAAAAACACAAACTCAAAAAATGCCGCATAAATCGTACTGGGCCAGTGATCGTGCTCGTACATCTTCGCGATGATCTGGTCTGCTTCTTCCAGCGTGAAGGGGTCGATCTCCTTTTTGCTGCGCTTGGGCAGTTCGAGAATTGCCGCTGGGTTCTTCGGGATCAGCTCTTCGGATACGGCTGAGTTCAGGATGGTGGACAGCTTCGAGATGGCGTTGCGCTTAACGCCCGGCGACTTCCACTCATTGGCGGCCATAACCCGGCGGAGCAGCGTGGTGGTGATCAGGTCGATCCGCACCAGGGCAAGGCCGGGCATCCAGTACCTGTTCAGCGCTCCCTTGTAGTTCCCCTTCGTACCGGCCACCACCTCACGGCTATCCAGCCAGAGCTGCGCGTACTCGCCGAAGTTGATCTTGCCGCCGGCGAGGTTGCTGGAACTGGGGAAAAGCTCGGCGTACTTGTCGTCGTCGAGCAGCCCCAGCTTGATCAGCCCCTTTACCTGATCAACAACCTGTGAGGCAGACTTGATTCCTTTCTGTGTCGGGGGATAGGGGAGCGTTTCACTCCGCCGGCTGCCGTTCCACATAAAGCGGATGCGGATCGATCCGTGGTGGAGGTCCATTCCTGCGGGCAGACCCATTGGCTTTCGAGCCATTCGTAGTATCTCCTGATGCTGTACATGACCCGGCTGCCTTGCTTGTTCCACACGCCGAGTGGGATTTGGTTTCGGGCTCGCTTGGAGCGTAAGGCGGCGAGGGTGGTGCCGAGGATTTCGGCCATTTTCGCCTCGGGGACCTTGTCGCCCGTGATGCCGTCGTTGAGCTGTTCGGCTGCTGACATTGTTCTCTCCGCGCCGCGCTGGGCGGCAGAAGGTGGGTTAGGGTTAAGCTCTCTCAACGAGATCCAGTCCGATCTGACTTACGCGATCGACGCAGGCAGGGTTTAGCCAGATGCATTCGGTACGGTTGGCGGTGCCGCGACCGGCGCTGATGCGGGCAGATGTGCTGTAGCTGGCCCATCCTGGAAGCAACTCCGCGTACAAGTCGCTGGGATAACCTGAAAGCACAACCATTCCTTCTAGCTCGAGCAAAACCCCGAGCAGTTCGCGGTGTGCGGCATCATCCATCTCGTGTTTGTAGTACCGGCCGCTCGACGCGCCTTTGTACCTGGTGTCATGCACGTAGGGAGGGTCGACGTAATGCAATGTCTGCGGCCCGTCATGCGCCTTGATTACCTCGATCGCTGGACGGTTTTCGATCAGTACGCCGCTCAGTCTCTGGCCAACCTCGGAAAGTTGCTCGGGGTAGGAGGCCCAAAGTGACTGGGCGGTACCATATTGGCGCTTGGTGTCTATGCGGAAGCCTGTCACACCCTTGGTGGCGCCGGCGGAGCCAAACCCCATTTGAGCCCTGATGATGGTTCGCCTTGCTCGCTCGATCGGTTCCGCGCTCGGCAGCCAGGACAGTTCGAACTCTTCGCGGGAGTAGGGCGTGAACACCAGGCGCTCAACCAGTCCCGATCGGGAGTCCTGATCCTGCAAGACCCGGAACAGATTCACGATGTCGCCGTCGAGGTCGTTGTAAACCTCGGCATAAGTCCGAGGCTTTTGCATGAGCACGCCAGCGGCGCCGCCGAATGACTCGACGTAACATGTGTGCGGCGGAAAGTGTTGCAACACCCATGGCGCAAGCCGGAACTTGGCGCCGTGGTACCGGATGACCGGGGCGGTGATGGTCATATTAAATTCCAGGTGCGCGCCCGCCGCTCACCGGCAGGCATGTAGGGGGATTGGGGTTAGGGGTAGTTCTTGCTGATGCGCTGGGCGATGGCTTCGAGCTTTTCGGCCATGCTCCACATGTCGTTGTTGTCGCGGCGGGATACCACTGCTGCGCGCTGGACGTTGCGATCGATCAGGATCTTGGCTGCCAGCAGGATCAGCCATGCCTCGGCTTTGCGCCGGAAGTACAGCTTCACGCCTTCACCTTCATGCCTGCGGCTTCAATGAACTTTGAGCACGCGCGGCGCATGCCGATGGCTGAGTGGTACGCGTCCATGTGACTGTCGTCGATAGCCTCTTCAGGGTCGTCTGGAGCGTCAGGCGCGGGCGGCAGCTCCACCACCAGCATCTCGCGGGATCGCTTGAACCAGTGCCAGGCCTTGGCGATACACGGATCGCCGTAGCTGCCGTTTGAGAGGCGGCAATTTTTGACCAGGGCCGGGAGGCGGTGTGCATGGGCGCAGTAGTCGGCCTCGAACTCGTCCTGCATTGTCTGCGTCATGGCCTGGGCCCCTTGTAGATGAAGACGTAGGCGAACCAGAGGGTGGCGATCATGGCGTCACCCGGCGCGCCCACTGCACATAGGGGCCATCATCTGTATCGAAGATCCCCATCAAGAACCACTCAGGGCCTGGCGATTCGGGATTCCAGGCGGTGCACGCAGCATCCTCGTCAGGAAGATCCTCGAGTTCGTCGCCAGAGTGCCAGCCTTTCAGTTCCAGACCTTGTTCCTTGACCCAGGCAATGTAGGGCGTCGGGTCTTCGCCTTCGCCAAAGCTCGGAATGTTCGGGTGATACCACCAGCCGTCTGCATCGCGCTTCACCTCTACCGGCCCGAACGGCTTGCTGCGGCTGTGCGCCTCACAGGGAGTGACGTAAACCACGTCGGAGTAGTGCCCGCCGCCAGAGCTGAATTCCATCTTGCAGCCGCACTTGGCGGGCTCGCTGTTGACGAACGTAATCTTTTGTTCAGGCATGACTTCGTCCTTGCCGCTATAGCGGCTATCAAGTTCATAGAGGGGAGAGGTATCGTTGCCACCTCAGATAGGGAGGTGCGATGTGGTCGTACACGGAGTTGAATACGAGTTTCTTACTGCTTCAAGCGTGATCAAGGGTCATGACGGCCTAGGGATTGAGTGCTGGCGCGGCAATGATATGGTCTTTGAGATATTCAGGAATGACGAAACGCTGCGTTTTGAGGTGACCTTGTTCGAGCAGGATGTCCCTTTAGAATTGCTTGAGTACGCGATCCAAACTGCTCGCGCAAACCTGGGTGAATTTTCGCCGTAGAGCTGTTCCTTGCCGCTATAGCGGCTGACTTTGAAGGGGGAGGGGTTACTGCTGTTTTGCGAAGAGGTTTATTTCAGCGAGGGCTTTGCGAAGTTCGTTGCGCCACCAAAGCAGGCTTCCGGTAGGTCCTGGCTCGCCAAACCAGTTGCCATCGAGGTTCTCGGATCCATCAAGGAACTTTAGAACCTGTTGCAGGCGTTCGGGCATCACCGCTACCGGCGCGGGCAGCTCGGCGTAGATAGGAACACAATAAATTTCTGATCTGGTCGGGCTTACCAAAACCATGCCGTCATATCGCATCAGCCTCGTCCCTGGATTGATCCCAGTATTCCAAGCCGCATAACCAATCGGATCGCCCTGGGGCTGGGCGGATGGCTTTTGAGAACGGGCCTTCCAGGATTCCCACATGAGAAAGCCTGATTGTGATTTCGGGTCCATATCTTCGGACGCGCACCACTCCTCAAAATCAGCTCTCTCGCATGTTGGCTTGCCGAATAGAATCCCATCTACGCCATCCGAAACCGCCTGAGCTTGCTCCGGGGTCATGCCGTCAATCGTTTGGTTGGTGGTCATGGCTTTTGCACCTGAGTGATAGCCGTCAATGCTGCGCTGAGGCATGCAGCTGCTCGTTGGCGCGTAAGGCATGTCACCGTCACGACAGTGATGCTTGAGCCGCCGCGAGCAGCCCATGAACCGTCAGGATTTTGCGTTACCTCAATTACGTGACTCATAAATCACCTCAGCAAATCAGTTGTGCCAGTGCCAGCAGGCACCAGCAGTAGGCGGGGAGTTGGTGCATGTCAGCCTTCCTCATGACAGCAGCGTGGGCAGTCTCGAACAAACTTGGCCGCCGGCATGCGCACGGTCTTTTTTCCGCAGCAGATTGTGCAGAAAGGCTCATCGCCACCACCCTCTGCTTGTTTTAGTGCAGCAACGCTTTTCTGCTCCCACTCTGCAAAGCCAGGAACGCCACGAGGCGCCTTGCGCAACAACCCCTCCAGCACATCCGCCCGCTCATCCGCTGCGGCCAGGCGCTGTTGCAGTTCCTTTTCCCGGCGTTCCGAGGCAAGGCAGCGCTCGGCCGCATCTAGAAACAGGCGGGTAGCCTCATCAAAGTCGGAAGCCATCACAACTTCAGGGCCGTGCGGGTCGTAGCCAATGGTCGCGCCCGCTGCTGAAAGCATCGTCACGACGTTGTATCGATGAACTTCGCTCATACAGCCTCCCTCGTTACCAGATCATGGGCATTCACAACCGTCATGCCGAGGCGTTCGGCGATCAGGACTTCCAGGCGGGCGCCCTTCGAGTTTTCCCAGCCGGGCAGGGTGGCCACGGTGTCGCACTCCATCAGGGCGACAATGTCGCGGCGCATGCAGTCGTTCCAGGAGCCGCCGTCCGGGTTGAGTTCGGCGGGGTTGGTGACGGTGTGGCCGCCGGCGCGCAAGTTATCGGTCATTGCGGCAAAGGCCGGGAAGTTGAGGTCTGGCAGGCCGGTCATGGGGCCGCTGAGGTAAATTCGTTTCACGGGGAGTCCTTGCCGGGATGTCCGGGCGGTGGAGTGGGGAAGTTATTTCTTCTGGAAGGTCTTAGTCATCGCGGCGTTGACGCTGTTGCCGCGCTTCAACACGACGCGAGCCAGGGCAGCTCGGTCTTTCTCGCTGTGGCTGGCCTGGCTGAGCAGGCCGAAATAGCTGTTGGCGGGATTATTCGGCGCGACTCTTTCGGAAAGCTCTGGCGTCACCGGTCGTGCCAAGCGCCTCATCAATCGACCAGCCCTTGCGGAGCCGGTTTTGTATGGTCTGTGATTTGATTCCAAGCTTTTCGGCCCACTCACTCAGGCCGAGCGTTTCGCCGCGGAAGGTAATCAGCTTATTGGTGGACTGATTGCGGGCCTGTTGAACCCTTGTTGCCCAGCGGCAGTTGCCGGGCGAATAGCCTTTGTTTCCATCCTCACGGTCCAGCGTGAAGCCTTCCCCTGGGCATTCGCCCATGTCCGAAAGGAAGCGCTCAAAGTCATCCCACTCTGCGCAGATGCCGATTCCGGACCCGCCATACTGCGGGTAGTTGCTGGCGTTCTTATTCAGGCACCTGGCACGCATTGACCGCCATCTCTTGTGCGTCAGGCTTCCGGTATGCCCGTGGGTTACGTGATTGTTTTTCTCTTTCCGGATACAGCCGCAGCTTTGCGTTGCGCCGGAACGCATATTCCCCGCCACCCCTACGAACGCTGTTCCGCATGAGCAGATGCACTGAACGGATGAGGCGCTATCCCAGCGGGTAACGGTGAGCCGCCCGAATGTTTCGCCCGGTTCAAACTTTGCCATTGGTGCAGATCCTCGGTGGAAATTCTGAATATATGCGTAGTAGGCGGAGCGCTGCGACCTATCGTGCTATCTACGTCGCCGAGCCGAAGGCAGGGCCGATCAGCTTGGAAACTGCGCGAGACCTGCCCGGACGCTTTAGACCGGCGGTATCTTTGATGCGCATGGCGGTGACCTATCAGGTCAGCGGCACGACCAGATTCAATTCGCACAGACCAGAAAGCCGTAACCTTCAGGTAGCGGGCGCGGTTGGGGTTGAGCGTTTCCAGGCGTTTGCTTGCTTGCCGATTGAAGCCGTTACCTCAATTGCCTGGGCGTGTTGCGGGATGCTGATAAAACGGTTGTCTTTGAAGAGCCGCATCAGGAACTCGACGACTTGCACCTTCTCGACCAACAGGGTCAGGTGTGGCCGTTTATCCTGGGTTGCGTTGGCACGTGCAATCAGCATCAACACTTCGATGCATTCGTCGATCATTCGCTTGCCGAGTGACTGCTTCAGGTCGCGGGGGATGTTCCGGGTCATCGTTGTGGCCATATGCAGCAGCCCCATCGAAGCCTTGTAGATCGCAAGTTCCGTATGCATTGCCATTTGGCATGCTCTCCAAGAGCAACCGGCCGCAAACGGCCGGATTAAATAAATGAATTAATCAATAAGTTCGCTGCGGACGGGGCGGACACGGAGCTCGTTGAGCTTGACGAGGCTGCGCTGATAGCCATCAGCGAAGCCCATGAAGAATGCGGTGTCGGCTGAGCGCTGCGAAGAGGACCAATACCAGGTGTCGCGGAAGGCTTCTGCGCCGCCCTCTTGGAATGCTTCGTGCACGGTTTGCAGCGGGTTTTCCTCGCTGTACAACTGGCCTGCAGGCTCACTGTGCGGGTTGTCACCGTTGCGTGAGTTCGCCCAGTTCTCTTTGGTGGTCGGCTTGAAGTGTCGATATTGCAGCTCTTGCACGTCGCGCGCCGGGATCGCCCAATCAGTGAAACCCCCGATGTCCAGGGCCAGTACTTTGGCTGCCAGCTCGCTGCCTGCCGCCGCCATAGCCTGGGTGTTCGCCAGGCTATCGGTGAAGCTGTCAGCACCTTCGATCTTCTCGCCATACTTACCCCATTCACCGACCAGCTCGTGCTCAGCACCGGCGGTGATATGCAGGGAGCGCTTGCCGGTGGCCGGGTCGCGGGTAATGCCGGTGACGAAACCGCCGCCGTAAGCCTGGCCGATAGCCGGGGTGGTTACTGCTAGTGCTGATTTCTCAACTGCGGACATGATGATTCCTCTTTTCTAAGGCAACAAAAAAGGCGCTGTGCGCCCTGGTGTGCCGGATCAAGAACGAATGAATGAAGGATTAAATAAAGAATCTGCGGACGGGGCGGAAACGGAGCTCGTGGCCCTTGTCGTTGCCGTACTGATCGCCACCACCGAAGTCCATGTTGAATGCGCCGTTGGCTGAGCGCTGCGAAGAGGACCAGTAGTAGCAGTCCTGTGCGAACACCTCGGGACAGTTAAGCCAGCCCTGGTACAGCTCGGCAGCAGCCGGCAGATAGAAGTCGTGGTGACCATCAGCCTGGTACTCGGCGCACGCGTCGGCGGCTGGATACTCGCGCTCGTCATCGTTACCGATCAGCACCTGGGTGTTGGTGTAGCCGTCGGTCTTGCTGAGGCCCTTCACTTCGACTCCGCGGCCGCCCCACCCAAGACTACCAACGTCCGTTGCAGCGATGATCAGGTAGTGCGCTGGCACGTCACCGCGAGCGTGAACCAAACCGCCATTGAGCCCACCCTGGCCCGGCCACGGTTGGCCGATCTCCGGGATAGTGGAAGGCGCTACTGGCTGCACATTCGCCGCCGGCGGAAGCACCTGGGCGAACACGCTGGCGATCGCCAGTTTTGCCAGAGCACTGGATGGCATCTTGATAGACACGTCGCCGTGCTTCAGGGTGATCATTTCGGTTTTCATGCGGTTACCTCAGATAGGCGCCGCCCTCCGGTTACCGGATGCAGCGAGTAGGGTTGGTTATTCGTCGTGGCAGATGCGAAGGGATTCGCGGTTGTAGGCGAGTTGCAGTTTTGCCGACACGTTTTCGGGTATTTCATAACTGTGTCGCGGCGGCGCGAGGAACTGGGCCGATCCTGCTGGGCCCAGGCCGTGCAGGTGGTGAATCATCAAGGTCATGGCCTCGCCCTGTTCCTCGATGCCATTCCAGGCCATCAGGTCAGCCAAGGCCTGGCGGGTGCCGACCATGGTGTGGAGTCGCAATTCTTCCTCGCCGCGAGTCTTTCGCCTCGCCGCAGTCTTTGCTGATCGTTCTTTCTGCGCGGCAGCCATGGCCTACCTCTTCTATTCCGCTGGCCGGCAGTGCGAGCCAGGTTTGACGTTTGCGTTGCTGGGTGCGGGCTATGCGGCGCATGAGGTGCTGCCACGCCGCGCTTTTGGATAGGCTATGCCGTGGGCAGCGATGATGCGCTCGAAGGCCTTGTTGCCGATTGCCAACTTCCCGCAGCACTGGCGACGAGTGATGCCCAGTTCCATGAATGCCCTGATGCGCTCAGCGAACTGCGCATCTCGCTCTTCCATCTGCTTTTGACGCTCAGTGTCCTGATTGCCACCGCGTACCGTCCTTTTGAACTTGATGCCGAACTCTTGAGTGATTCCGCAGAGGGTTCGGCGGCTCACCTTGAGCATTTCGGAGACCTGTTTCTGGGTATAGTTGGCTGCCAGCTCGGCCACTTTCTCAATCATCTTTGTGCGCTTGTCGGCGCGTGCGTTGATCGGGGCGTAGGGTAGGGGGGCGGCCTCAACCCGGCGCCGTACAAACGGCTTGGGCGCCGGCGGCATCTGGGTGCTGTAGGTGATCGGCTTGGGGATGTATCCGCTGGCCGGGCCTTCTTCGATCTTTCCGCCGGCTGCCAAGTACTGCTCAACCGCTGCGGCCAGTTCGTTGGAAGCCGGCCGAAGGCGCTCTACTTCGTTCTGTAGGATGCTGATCATGCTGCGATCCCCAATACTTGGTTCATGCGGTTGTCGAGGATTTCGTAGAAGGTCTTAACCCGCTCGGACAGCTTTCGGATCATCGCTTCGTCGCGGTAAGCGCGCTTGATGAACAGGGGCATACCGGGCCAGTAGCAAACAAAGTCGATCCACTCACGCTCCGAGATCCACAAGCCACCCTGGCACTGGGCGATATGCTCCTTGGGAATCTCGCCGGACAGGATCACCTCGACCTGAAACTTCGGCAGCTTGGTTTTGATTTCCGTCAGGCCCTTGGGGCCTACCAGCGAGTCAGGCGAATAACCGGCGCCGTGGTTGAGGATGATCGCCACCTGGCTGGTTTCGACTTCCTCGCGCTGCTCGTAGAGCTTGCGGGCGACACCTTCCAGTTCGTGGCCGCGCTCGGTGTGCCGGTTTCCCATGAATGGGTCAGCAGCCTCGCCGGTGATGCGCTCGCCGATCAGCGTGTTCATGTAGCTGAATGCGCCGACACCGAAGCCAGCCTCACCCTTGCCATTTGTAAGCAAGCACTCCAGCTCAGAGCAAGTGACGATACCCAGGCGCAGAGCCAGCCACTCAGGCGAGCCCTGCTCAACTTCTGTGATGATCTGCATGGTCAATTACCCCGCTTGCTGCGCGGCCTTGGCCGCTTTCGAGATTGAGTTGTTTAGCCCTGCCACCACGCCGTCAAACGCTGACTTTGCAATCTGGCCTGGGTCGCCGTACATCTTTTCAAAGTTGGCGTGAACAGCCTCGCTGCATTTATCCAGAAGAGCCTGAACCTGCCTTGCTTGGGCGGGGGTTACGAGCTGATCAGACGGCTCTACATAGCCATCATTGTCGTTGTCGTCGCCGCTGGTGATGTTGAGTAGGGCGCACATGACATAGCGCTTGCCGTAGGTGGTGGTCGATCCCACCGACTGCACAGCGCTTCGCCCGGCGCCAATATCAAGCGGCAGGACCATGGTTGTTTCTTCGCGGTGCCCGGCCTTGTGCATCAGAATGCCGGTGATGCTCACGCCGGCGGCTTGGTTGACGATCTTGAACGACACGCCAAAGCCAAACTTGGCCATGACCGGGCGCACCGCGTAGTTGATGTCGTCGAGGTCGGCGTACATCTTCTTGGTGTGCGTGTTCTCGGTGCGCTTTTCCACAGAAGGCATTTCGCACTGCATTTCAGCGAACGCAGCGTTGAATGCCTCCAGCGCGCTCTTCGCCTCCATTCGATCCTGAAGCTTGATCAGGCGCTCCAGCTTGTCCATGTCGCAGCGAGGATCAAGGGCAAGCCGGCTGATGGTCGACAACATGCTGATTTCCTGCGCTGGCTGGGCGGTCATTTGGCGATCCCGTTCAAGCGGCATGATGATTTCTTGCGACATGGCTGTAGCCTCAAAATTGGATAGTGATGTGGGGAACTTCGCCACGTGCGATCTTCAGGACGATGGCCTTGGCTAGCTCTTCGCTGATGTTCATTCCGATCAAAGCCTGCTTGGCTTCGCCCAGGATTTTCGACTTGTGCGCTACGTCAGCCTGGCGTGCCTGCTGCTGGCGAAGGATTTCGTCTGCTGCCGCATCGGCGCGGGCCTTCTCGTCCAGGCGGGCCTGCTCAACAGCCCGCTTCTGGTCTTCGATGCCTTGCAGGCGGTCGCGCTCGGCCTTCTGCTCTGCCTCGACCTTTTCACGTTTTGCCTGTTCGGCGCGGCGCTCCGACTCGGCTGCCTGCAATTTCAGGTCGTTTTCGCGCTTCTCGGCTGCCGCCTGTTCATCACGGACGCGCTGTGCTTCGGCTTCGCGGTCCTGCTGGGCCTTTGCCTCGGCCTTGCGTGTTGCTTCCTCGGCTGCTTCGAGGGCGATGCGATCCTCGTTGTCCTTCTTGTCGCGGGCTTCCTTCTCCAGGCGCAGACGGGTCAGTTCGGCTTGTTCCGCCTCGTACTGGGTGCGTTCGGCATGTAGGGTGCGCAACTTCGCCAGGGTCTGGTCCTTCGCCTGGGCGGCTTCGGCGAGGAACTCCTCCCAGGTATCGTTGGTTTCGATGGCTTCGAGGTCTTCGATAACACGGGCAACTACGGACGCCGGAGGTGTTGCGCCGAACAGAGCCATGTCCTTGATCTGCTGGATTCCTTCCTCGTGCTTGGCAACGCGAGCATCTTCGGCCGCCTGCCAATCATCCAGCGGCTGCCGGACTTCCTTCTGCCATGACTCCAGGGTGTCCCATACGCGCTTACGTTCGGCGTCGATCAGCTTCGGGATCTCCTTTTGTTTCGCTGAGATTTCCTTGCCTACCGCTTCGAGTGCCGTTTTCGATTTGGCGATCTGGTGCGCCATCGAGGCATAAGCCTCCCGGCCTTTGCGGGTCTTGAGATCAGGAAGCACTTTTTTGAATTCGTCGACCTTGGCACGCACCTGTTCAAGCCAAGGATCCAGGCCTTTAACGGTGCTGAACACGGCCAGAGCGGTTTCTTTCGGCGGCACGACGGCCAGTTGAGTTTCTGCGGACACGGTGACTCCCTGCCGCGATGCTCGCAGCGATTGAAGGTGTTGGTTATTGAGTGATCAGGCCGCCGATGGCGGGGCCCAGTAAAACGATGGTGAGGAAGGTCAGGCCAACGATGGCCGAGGTCCAGCGGATGGCGCGCCGCCGGTGCCGCTGGCGGGTGGTCATGACTGGCGCGGCCTGCAGCTTACGATGCTCATGAAATCCTCTTCATCGGGCGCCCCCCACTTATCGTAAAAGGCGAGCACATCCGCTTCAAACAGTCGCCGTCGCTCAATCGATGCCTGCTCTTCCTGATCGAGCGCTAACCACTTCGGATCTTCAGGGCAGCAGGATCGGTGACACGAAACGTAGGCATCTGTCGTTTCGTGATAACGGTAAGGGCCTTCGGTGATTTTCTTTCCACACGCACAGCACTGCATTGTTCCGGATTTCTGATACCGGGCATCCGCGTAGTAGTAATGGCGATTCTTGCGGCTCATGACACCCTCGCAATCAGCATGCCGCGCCGCACTTCAATGCGGATTCGGCGGGGTAGATCGTTGACCAGAAAAAAGCCCTGATTTTCCAGGGCCTTGGTCAGTTGCTTGGCGGTTCGGCAGATGATCGTCATGCATCCCGTCCTTGCCGGCGCTCGTAAACACGGTGCAGGCGTTCGGTGTAGTAGGCATCCTCGGTGGCGTCGATCACGCCAAGGGTGCGAAAGATAAGCAGAGCGGTGTTGGCCGAGGCCTTGACCGCCGTAGCGCTGCACTCGGGATCAATCACGCGAGCGATGAACCCTTCAAGCATGCCGACGGCCAGTTCGTGTTGGCTGCTCATGCTGCCCACCGTTGCCGGCGCTTGATGGCGTCAATCTCAACCCACAGCGCCAGTGTGATCTGTGGCCCGTACTGGTGAGCCAGCACCGGCAGTTGATAGTCCGGCACATCCATGCGGATGCCGTCTTCGTCGTAGCAGATGCCCGAAACCAGTTTGAATTCCAGTTCACGGGAGCCCTGGGCGTCCCAGTCGCTGTTCCAGCTGCCAGGGCTGGGCGGTTCATTCAAGCAATGGGTCACCTCCACCTGGAGGACAAACCCCTCAACAACTATTTCGTGTTCCATGGTGCCTCCAGGCGTTACGGGCAAAGTGGGCAGCGCGCAGTTTTAGGCCGCCGCCATCCTTTGCCGCTGGTTACTGTGGAGTGGCCGCAAGACAGCTTGCAGAACCACCCTTGTTTGTCGTGGTCGCCAGTGGCTTGTGGTAAGCCGACAACCTTCCGACGCTTGAGCATGGCGACCTCCAGTGTTTGGGGTTAGGCGGAGACTGCGACCGGAACAGCTTCACGAAAGCGCGACGGGCTCCAGTCACACGATTCGTCAGCCGGGATATGGCCGAACATCGTGGTGCATCGCTTGCAGTGCACGCAGTCCCCGCAGGTTTTGCCCTCGGGCAGGTTCATCTGGTCAGCGTTGTCCGCCGACCGTGGATACGGCGTTCGTTGCTCGTTCATGGATCACTCCGTGGATTTGTTTCACCTGTATTCGCTCAACACTCACGCACGGATGTTTGCCGATGGGCGCCGGGGAGTGCTGACGGGTAGAGGCGAGGCTTAAAAAAGCCCAGTCGAAACCGGGCTTACGTTGCGTTACATAGACCTCCCTATGTCACGCAGGGGGGCGGTCGAGCGCCTGTTTTTAGTCTCGTTTCATGGCAGATCCTCCGGTTGTTTTCCCAATGCCCACCGCTCTGGATGGGCATCAGTGAAACGGTCCGTTGCTCGCGCCGCTTACCAGGTCATTCGCCAGTTCGGTCAACACCTCGACAGCCGTATGGGGTATCCCATCGTTGGCAGGCTTTCGGGCCTGTCTGTCGCCGGTCACCAGTAGTGGCAGCGCGTTTTGTTCACCTGACTTCCTCTCGCCCCACAGGTGATAGCCGGGGCTGACCTCCCGGCGTGAGCCAGGTAATCGTTTATGGCGCTAATTGTTAAAGAGCGTGTCAGGCCCTGAGGCCCTGGCGAGTCCCTGTTGGGTGACTCGATGGAGTTAATTTAGCCTCAAGCTAAAATATCGTCAATAGCTCCAAGCTAAATATTTAGCGATTGGCGAAATTAATTGCCGCCGGTATTGCGCTCATAAGCCTGATTGGCGGCCGTTTGATCGCTTTACGGAGCACTTAGCAGTGCGCTATGATTTTTCTTAATCTGTATGTATATACAGTATTTTTGGGAGGGGTAAATCGTGGCGAAGACGGCGAACCAAGCGGTACGGCAAGAAATGAGCAGCATGGAGCGCCTGGGGCTGCGCGTCTCATCGATGATCAATCACCCCGTGGCGCAGGCGCAGCGCTGGGTCACGATTCACCGTCTGGACACGGACGGGGATCGGGAGTGGGAGGAGGTGCTGAGTGTTATCGCCGAAACTGACGAGCTTGAGTTGATACTCAATGACGACGGCAGCGTGACGGTTAGGTGGGAGCAGCAGGAATTCGAGGCGGCGGGGAGGGTAGAGGTCGAGTTTGAACAGGAAGAAGAGGCAGCGCCTTTCTGATGGGCACGAAAAAGCCCGCACTGGGCGGGCTTTAGATTAGGGCTTGTAGAGCCAGTCGCGGGTTTCCGCATTGGCTCTGAGTATCTTCGCCTTTTTCTCGATCTCTTTCTTCTCGAACTCGCTGAAGTCGACCAGAACATGCTCAGGGAATTCATCTGGGTCGGACAGCGCTGGGAGGCCGAGCTTCTGGCAGTCTGCGGTTGTAATTGAAACCACCCCAGCAGAACGGCAATCTGCTCTAGCAGTGAAGTGAGCGAAGGAGGCTTCTGGTGTGATCATGTCCCCGTCGTATGAGGAAAGCTTTTTGTCATCCTTAGGTGTTGGCCGAAACACCTGCGAAGTGATCTTCCCATCCTGGACAAAGCTTGGGTGAACCTGGCGAAGCAGTTGAGTTTGGTCGTCCATTACACTTCACCCTTTGCAGCTTTAGATAGGAAATCTATGAGCGAGTCGACGTCGGCTTTGACTTCGAGATTCAATTCCATGTACGTATCCGCCCCGTCCTTGACATTGAGTCCGTGCAGCTCAGCTGTTTTTTGCTGAAGGCTGATTTCAAGGCTAATGTCTTGGTTTCCTGTCCTCCACTCAAGCTGGAGTCCGCCTTCAGCTGTTGGGTAGATGAAGGGTGTTGGGAGCGTCGCTGGGTAATGGTCCCGAAAAAACGACTCGAACCAATCGAACTCCTGAGCGCTAGGAACCACGCCGCGACCATCAAGCCAGCCGACCCGTAATAGTCGGAGCTCATCCAATCGCGCGAGAGGATCATTCGATTCGATGATCACTGCATCCTCAATAAGGTCAAGAGAGTGAAGTTTTTCCAGTCGATCAAATCGACCAACCCCGGAAACTGAAATTTTAAGGCCGTCGCGAAAACCTCGCGTAGCTTCAAGGATGGTATCAAGGTGAATGGCATCCATTTTCGCCGTGATTTTTTTACCATCGGGTAGCAACAACTCAAAGCTCATTTTCGCCTGGTCAATCTCAGGCACCAACCCGCGAACAGTAACATCGTCAGTAAGAACCTGATTCTGTGACGCCAATAAAAGTCGGCGGCGGGTAAGCTTCGAAAGTCTAGCAGGTCGAGCAGTGCCGGGTCTGAACTCTAATATCTCACCATCGCGCAACCCTCTGCCGAACCTATCGAAATATCCGAGCAAGGAAGCGGGTATGTGCTCAGTAATAGACGAGCCGTGCTCCGCCGCATCGATAGCGTTACCTATCGACTGCACCGCCTGGAAAAAATAATCTTCATTAGCTGCAGCAAATAGCCCGGCAGTCGGATCGTTGTACTCAATAACTATGTTCGGAACGGCACTTCCTTCTCCAACCGAGGACAAGTTTATTGACAAATGGTCTGTGAAGCCTTTTGGCGTTCGGGCCCGCCCGTGTGTCTCGACAAATTTCCATTTTGCTACCGCAACTACGAACTCTTCTAGAGCTGCCAGATCTTTCAGCAGTTCCAAGGGGATCGTGTGGTCATCAAACCTGGCGCCGACTAACCTCGGCGACACAAATGGCTTTTTCATGTGAAGTCCTTTTCTGGGGAGATGACAATGTTCAGCTCGCTACTCAGTATCTGGTTCAGTCATGGCGAGCCATGGCGTCACACCGGTTGTCCGTTCCACACGTAAAGCACCCGAGCCAGGATATGGGTGTCATCCACCCGGATGTCCTCAGGGTCGTGGTGCTTGTTGTCCGAGATCATCTTGAATCGGTCCTTGCCCTTCTTCTGCAACCGCTTCACGTAAAGCATGTCGTCGTGGGAGAAGAGGTAGATGCCGTCGCCTGTAAACTCCCGGATCGTAATGTCGACGAGCAGCGGGTCGCGATCCTTGATCGTCGGCGCCATCGACTGACCCCACCCGGTGATCATCTTCAGATGAAAGTGTTCTTTGAACGTGAGGCCGAGGTCGCGCAGATGTTTGGGGCTGACCCTTATGTCCTGGAGCATTTCCGGGTATTCGTGCGGGATCTGCCCGCCGCCCATCGCCGCACGTACGTCGTAGTGCGCGATCCAAACCTCATCACCGACCTGACCTGGGCGAGAGAAGTCGACGGTAATAACGTTGCTCGTCTCGTCCGCCGCCGCGATGATCCGGTCACGAGCGGTGCTCGTTAATCCTTTGACTTTCGAAAGCATCCGCTTTATCTGCTCCGCCGCAGTTTGCGCGGACTCCTCGCCTGGCTGCGCATCCGGAAACCATCCATCGTCTGGCCCCAGCGATTCGCCTGGCGATATGGAATCAAACCATCCTCTGGGCAGCTTCTCGATTGCCTCAATTCGCCGCGCTACGTCGTCGCCCAAATTCTTCGCGGTCTTGTCCGACAAAATCTGACTCAGGTGCGCAGGGGCCATCCCCCAGCGTTCGGCGCACGCGCCTTTCCGCTGAGTTCCTATAAGGCTTATCAGTTTCTGCTTTCGAATCGCATAAATATCCATGCGGGCAAGAATGCCAGCGTTTAGCTCAATGCTAAATGTGCTCAAAGCTAAATATTCCTTGCTACGATATTAGCCATAAGCTAAATTTCTCCTATGTTTAAGGAGAGATCCCATGAATGACCATCTGCGTGACTGGCTCGCCAGCGCTTCAAACGAACGGCGCCAGTCGGTGGCTGCCGCTGCTACGACGACGGTAGGCCACCTCTGGCAGTTGGCTGGTGGTCACCGAAAGGCCTCGGCCGATCTGGCGGAACGCCTTCAAGACGCATCTGGCGGCGAGATCACCATCGCAGGTCTCCGCCCCGATCTTCTTGACCTTGCGCACAAAGTCCTTCGCGGTGCCGCCTGACATCCCTGTCCGCCGTTCCATTGAGCAAATGATCGCCTCTGCACCCGCAGGGCGCCACGGAAACAAATTTGAGGTTTTACGAATGGAAGACTTTTTGGATGCGTGCCAGGCAGCAGTGAAGGGCAATGAGCCCAAGTCCCTGGCTGCAAAGATGGGTGTTCCGCACGTGAGCCTCCTGCAGCGCGCCAACCCTGACAACGATGCTCATCGCCTGACGGTTGAGCATCTGTTCGGGATCTTGCTGCATACCGGCGACATGCGCCCGCTTGCGGTCCTGGCCGCCGAGTTCGGCTTTGACCTGGTGGCGAAGACCGAACCCAAGCCCGAGGCCCTTACCAAGTCGCTGATCAATGTCGCGAAGGAGGTGGCCGACCTGACCATCGCCGTCCACGAGGCGCTGGGCGACAACCACGTCAGCACCTTCGAGAAGAACCTGATCCGCCAAGAGATCAGCCACGTTCGCCAGAGTCTCGACGTGATGGATGCGTCGGTTAAGGCCGCCTGAATTTCATACACAAAAAAGCCACCGGACGAGGGTGGCTTTTTCTACAGCGGTAAACAACTGGAGCGAATCATGCACCAACACACCGAATCGATCAATAGCCCCAACATTCTAGCGCCACGATTTTCGCAATCTGAAAACGTGGCGCGCAATTCGTCAGTTATCCCGTTCGACTTCGACGGTGCCGCAATCCGAGTCATCACCGACAAGCGCGGTGATCCGTGGTTTGTCGCGCGCGATGTCGCCGACGCCCTCGGCTACTCCAAGCCTGAGAACGCCGTGGCCCGTCACTGCAAGGCTGCGACCACTACCCCGAAACAGGGTGGTGGTTTCATGACCATCATCCCGGAGCGGGACCTGTACCGGCTGGTGATGAAGTCCAAGCTGCCGGCCGCCGAGAAGTTTGAAGAGTGGGTGGTGGGCCAGGTGCTGCCGAGCATCCGCAAGACCGGCACCTTTTCTGCCCAAGGTCCGAACAACTCCAAGATCGTCGGAGAGCTCGCCATCCTTGAATGCTTCGACCGCCTGCTGAAGCCAGCTAACTCCAGCAAGATGATGATGCTGGCCAAGATCGCCGCCAACAATGGGTTGGATGCCAAGTTCCTCCCAGGCTATGCCGTGGACGCTGCGCCTGATGCCGCTGGCGGCTCTTCCATGCCGACTAAGGCAATCACCGCCCTTATCAAAGAACACGCCATCGCCAGCACCGCGCGCGCCTTCAACTTTGCACTGGAGGCCCACGGCTTGCTCAAGGTTCTTCAGCGCAAAAACTCGAAGCAGGAAATTGTGGATTTCTGGTCCGTGACCGAGAAGGGGCTGGCCTACGGCAAGAACCTCACCAGCCCTCAATGCCCCCGCGAGACGCAGCCTCACTGGTACGTGGATCGCTTCCTTGAATTGGCCTCTAAGGTCGGGAAGGCCTGACATGCAATACACCGTCACGATTAACCAGGTGAAGGCGCTGGAGTGGGGGCTGAATTCTCAGCAGGCCCTGCTGTTCGCCTTCGTTTATGGCTGCCCGAGCTGGACCAAGCCAATCAAGACCGACGACGGAGTCTTCTTCGCTTTGAGCAAGGCCAAGATCACTGAGGAGCTGCCGCTGCTCACCGACAAGCCAGACACCGCTTACCGCATGCTGAAGGCCCTGGAAGAGGCCGGTTTGATTGAGCTTTCCAGTACTTCGAACATCACGCTTTTCCGCCTCACAGAGAAGGCCGTCGAGTGGAACCAGAAGCTGGATGGGTCGGAAAAATATCCGACCCCACCAAAAAATAAGGGTCGGAAAAATATCCGATCTACCTCGGATAAATCTCCGATCAGGGTCGGAAAAAAATCCGGGCAAGGGTCGGATAAATCTCCGACAAATCAGGATACCAATCATCAGGGTACCAATCAGGACACCAGTCAGGAC